TAGACGATGATACTGCAACTTTGTACACTCTAGGTGTAGATACATACCAAGATAATGGGCAACCAATTTATTGCAGAACAGTCACAGACATCATAGACAATGGGTCTACTAAACGTAAGTTCTATGGAAGGTTAGAGATCCTTGGTGATAAAGTTGCTGGTACTATGCAAGTACGTCACACTGGGGATGACTACAACACTTGGTCAAACTACAGGTCTATTGATCTTAATGCTTCTAGATCAGAAGTTTATTTAAGCGGTGCTGATAGGCGTAGAGCTTGGGAGTTCTTGTGTAGCAGTAATGTTGCTCTTCGTTTAGATACTGCTGAAATAGACTTTAGGATAGGTGAAATGGACCAAGAGCAAGAAGTTGGTGGTGGACGTTACAGGAGATAATCTTGGACCAAATTGTAGAAGCTATTAATTCTGTTGCTACTAAAGAAGGCTTTGACCTCCGTACTACAGATAGTAAACTAGCTTTGGCTAAAGCGTTGATGAATGAGGAGCAAACTCCTAATTCTATTGTCCACAGATTTGGTGGAGGTTTATATATTCGAGAAGCCCACTATCCTAAAAACACAATGATTGTGGGTCAGGAACATCTCTCAGAGCATATGAATGTGCTGCTTAAAGGTAGCATCAATGTTGTTGATGGAGATGGTCAAGTTCAAACTTTGGTAGCTCCACACATGTTTGTTGCTAAAGCTGGTAGTAAAGTTGGCTTTACTTTAGAGGACGTTGTGTGGCAAAATATCTATGTTACTAATAACACAGATGTTCAATACCTTGAGTCTGTGTTGTTCAAGTCTCCAGATATTCTTAAGCAACATCAACAAGAAAAACTGCTTAAAGAATATCCGCTGCATGAAGAAGATCGACAAGACTTCTTGCTAATGGTTGAAGAGTCTGGGTGGACTCTAGAAGACATTGAGTTAGCTTCTAAACACAGAGAAGATTGCATTCCTTTTCCAGATGGTAGTTACAGTATATGTACTGGAGACTCACCTATAGAAGGTAAAGGAATGTTTTCTACTGCTGTGATTAAACAAAACAGCATCATTGCACCTATGAGACTTGGTGGTTGTAGAACCCCTGCGGGGTATTTAATTAACCACTCTAAGACTCCTAATGCAGTAGCTTTTACAAACAGTCTTGGAGATATGTTCTTAGTAGCATTACGAGATATAAGTGGCATGGTAGGCGGTGATCTAGGTGAAGAAATAACTCTAGACTATCGACAAGCTATGCAAGTAAATAATCTTTGGAGAGGGGATAAAAAATGTCTGCTGGAATCTCATTAGCAACTGTTGCTACTACTGTAGGTATTGCCGCAGGTGTTAACGCACTTACTGGCGGTGGAGTAAGTAGAGCTATTGGAGTTGGTCCAGGGACTGCTGCTACAGGTGCTGAAGCACAAACTGCTGCTGATCCCTTTGCTCCGTATAGAGCTAATCTTGCTTCTATGTATAGTGGTGCTTTAACTACTGGTGGCACATTAGACCCCACCAAAATGCCAGGATACAGTCAATTTCAAAGCGGTGTATTAGATCCTGCTATGGAAGCTTCTAAACGTTCTGCATCAAAGTCTGGAATGTTGTACTCTGGTAATGAACAAATAGCTCTTCAAGATGTTGGACAAAGGGGCTACTATGGCTTTATGACCGACTATCTTAATCGACTTGCTGTGGGTTCTGGTGCTGGTGCTGCACCATCTGAAGCAGCTAGGCTTGGTTTAGTTCAAGCTGGTCAAAATCAACAAGGCTTTATGCAAGGTTTGGGCGCTCTTTCTACAGGTCTTTCTGGTCTTGCTGGTCAATATGGTGGTACTGGACAACCTCAAAGTAGTTATTCATATGGTGGACAGACTTGGGGTGGCACACCAACTGATTCTTGGTATGGTTAAGGACTAATATATGGCATACCTAATGACCGATGCAGCTGCTGGTGGACAAGCAGCTTTACAACTTCAGCAAAGTATGGCTGCTGCACCTTATGTGCAACAGCAAACTGATGCTGCTGCTGAACAAACACAACTCAAGCTACAGCAAGATCGTCTTAAACTAGAACAAGATCGTCTTAAAGCTTCCTATGCTCCACAAGCATTAGCTTTACAAGCTCAACAAGACCAACAGACTTTAGAAAAAATTAGGTTAAGTAACTTGGTTACTGATACTAATTTTAAATCTTCTGAAGCATCTAAAGCTAGTCTCAAAACTTTATCAGAGACTGTTGAATTTAAAGCTGCTAGTGATCCTGAAAAACTGCGTATGGCAGCTATGCTTGATGCTCAGTCTGGAAATGTTGAAAATTTAAAAACAAACTTAGCTGCTGCTGAGTTACTTGAAGCAAGACAAATATCTGTTAAACAAAAACAACTAGACCAACAAGCTCAAGAAGTAGGCAATGCTTATGGTGTTATTGCTGCACTGGCTGATGATAGGGTACAAGAGTTTGTAGATCGTCTTCCAGAAGCCAATAAAAAAGCTCTTGTCTCTCAGATTGGAGAAGCAAACTGGAGCAACATGACTGGTGCTGAAAAGAAAGAAGCAGCCAAGAATCTTATGCTTAATGCCAAGGGGCAGATGGCTACACAACTAAAAAATATTGAGATTGAAAAAGCTAAAGTTCTTGCTGCATCTCGTGAACGCATAGAAACTATTCGTCAAAATGGTATGCTTAATCGCAGGATGGTTGGCAGTGATTCTACTGATAGTGATAGCAAAGAAGATCGTTTAGCTTGGACTGCTTACAACAGGGCTATAGAATCTGTTTCAAAATCTGCTAAAAAACCTCTAGAACTTTTAGATAAAAATGTATCTGATGCTGAAGCTAAGCTTGATAGAACTTGGTTCTTTAATGCTGCTGAAAAAGCTAACTATCAAAAAGCTGTTACAGAGCGTGATAATTTTAAACGTGACCAAATTAAAAAAGAAATTACTTTAACTACCACTGCTCCTAGCTTTCCAGGTAAGGATAGCATCTTAGACAATCTTAAAAAAGAACTTGAGTTGTACGGAGGAGCAACACCCATTGACATTGAAGATAAATCTACTGGTAGCAAAGCAGTTGAAGGAAAGATTCCTTCTGCTAAAGGTGGGATGCCTACTAATGCTAAAACTCATGATGGGTATCCTGCTAGGAAAAATGCTGATGGAAGTTACTCTACTGAACTAACCATCACAGTTACCAACCCCAAACTAAACGGGGGCAAACCTACTAACATTCCATCTTTGTGGAAAGGTAAAGAGGTTAATGAAGAAACTGCTGTTGCAAATGCTTTAGCTTCTGGTGCTAAGTACGATAGTTTTTCTACCATTCCTGAAGCTGTAAGTGCTGCTAAAGAAAAATCTAAGGGAGGTGGAGCTGCTGCTACTAGTAACAAACAACCTCCCCAACTAACTCCAGAACAAAATCAAGCGGCTATTGATAAGGCTAACAAAGCTATGAAGGAGGGGGCTCCTCGTGAAAAAGTTTTAGAACGGCTTAAAGCAAATGGTGTTAAGTTCAAGGAGTAATGTATGGCTACTGACATTTCTTTTGACGATCTTATCCCAGCCAAACAACGAGGATCATCAACTCCAAGTAAAGGGACAAACATTTCTTTTGATGATTTGATCCCAAGCAAAGCAAGTTCTTCCAAAGAAGCTAATATTTCTTTTGATGATTTGATACTTAAAGAACCAGAAGCTAGACCTTCAACTACTCCTATTATTGAGGGTGAGGGTGGTGCTGCTTTTGGTATGTACTCTAAACCTGGTTTGCAATCAGGCTCTACAAGCGACGCTGCAAGTAGACTCGGAAGAAACATATATCGTACTGGTGGAGAAGCAATTGTTCCTACTGGTGCTGGTTTAGCTGGCTTTGGTGCTGGTATGGCTATAGCTGCTCCATATGCTGCTAGTGCTGCTGCTGCTACAGCAGCCACGGGTGTTGGTGCTCCATTTGCTCCTATTGTTGGTGGTGCTGTTGTGCTTGGTGGTGGATTTGGTGGAGCAATGGTTGCTTCTGGTGCTGCTAAAAAAGTTCAAGACTTGATGCACAAAACATTTGCTCCTGAAGATTACGCACAACGTCAAATAGAAAAAGAAGCATACCCAACATCTACATTTGTAACTGAATTAGGTGTAGGTATGGCTGGCATGTCTCCCAGAACTGCTGTTAGTGCTGTATCTGAAGGCGCTAGTAGAGCTGCTCGGTTTGTTGCTAGTCCCATAGGTCAACGTACTGTGTCTGGTGGTTTACAGGGTGGTATTGAAGCTGGTACTGAATTCGCTGAAACAGGAACAATTGAACCTTTGAAAGTAGCAGCAGCTACGGCTGCTGGTGCAGCTATGCCTGGGTTTAACGTAGCAGGTAGGATTCCTTTTGTTGCTGGTCAAAAGATTGGTGAAAAG